ATCTTCTTCGTAAATTCCCGATTCAATATGAATACAAATTTGTGTTTTAATTGCAAAGTTACCGTATTCAAATTTTTCTTGTGTACTAAACAGTTTAGGTTCAATTAAGAATACACGCAACTCATCTGTTGCCGCGCCTCTTGTGTATTTTACAATTCTACCTATTGCACCTGTTGTCTTACCTCTTAAAATTTTACCTGGAAGTATATCAACGTTTGATGCCGCGCCTTGGTCAACATAACCTTGTCCGCCATTATCAACTGTTAGTGTCACAGTTGAACCTTCAATGAGTGTAGTTGTATCAAGTACACTTAACCCGTTGTCAATAATATTTGTAATAATATCAATTTTACCAAGTACAGCATTTCTAACTGATGATGTAACAACTTGTGTACCATCAACAGTTTGTGTAACACCGTCTGTATTTCTTACAGGGTTAACAGTACCATTCTGTAAGATAGTATTGATAATTGCTTTACCGTAGTTGATACCTGCAAGTGTTTCTGTTTTTTGTGTTGTTCTTGCAATTTGTCCTGATACAGAACTAAAGTATCTCTTACCAGCAAGTATTGCCTGCGAGTTAGCATTTAGTCCTTGTTCAATATCAATAGACAAACCTTGTGTAATAAGACCCATGTCTCTTTCACAAGTTTCTTCATTGTATTGGAAAGTAGGATATGTTGCATTAATGTATGATACTATCTCTTTCTTAATAAATGATAAGTTTGCTCTAAGTAGTGTTGCCGCCGGAACACCCGCAGTATGCGGAGATGTAATTGCTTGTGCTGTAATACTACTATCAACCGCACCGTTGTTATATGTAACTGTTTGTACATAAGCACCTGGCTCTAACGGTGATGTTTCAATTAGTTCTTCTGCTTTCTCAGCCGCTTTACCAATCGACTTGTAAGCAAATTGTAAACTACGCCCTTCTTTACCTACTGGTGAAAATTGTTGTGAATCATCTCCGTTTGTTCTAACATACAAATCTACAATACTTGTAAAACTTGAATTGTCAACATAAAACTTTGATGCCGCTTGTAAATCATCTACATCATTTGGTGTACCACTGCCTGCCAAGTTACCTGGATGGTCATGTAAGAAAAGTGGACCAGTCATATCATCACCTTGTCTACGTACTGTAGAACTTCTTGGTAATGCTTCAGTAGTTAAGTATGATCCATATAATGCAGAATTATATTCATTGTCAGTTAACGTGTGTGTACCACCTGGGTTACCTGCCGCTCCTGCATTTGCTAAAATTTTGTTTGTATTTGCTACAGCGTCTGCCGCTGTTGGGTGTAAACTTAACTGATTAGCGTTTACATATCTTAGGTAGTAAACAGTAGTGTCTGTTAAGTTAGCCGCCGCCGCGTCACCTAATGATACTGTGTATTTGAAACCTTGACCGTTAATACTATGATCGTATCCATGTAGTGAAACAATAGCATTGTTGTTTATAAAACTACCAATGACTTTTGCATACTCTGTACCATCAGCAGGCTCTGCTCTCATTCTGTTTGGAGAGCCTTCAATTTGATATCTGTTGTCGTTATATTTTTTATCAGCAACTAAGTCGTGTACTGTAATTTGTGTTGAATGGGTTGTATTAAAATCTGTTGCTGATTGATCTGAAATTGGACCAATGTTACCAAGTGTGTAATTTCCTGAACCGTTTAAGTAACCACCAATACTTGGTTGCAAGTCTGAACTAATTGCACCACCACTATTTGTAATTGTAAGTTTAGTTGGATCAGTGTTGTCAATTAAGATACCAGTGCCGCCCTCAACTGTTTTCATTAACAACGATGAACCAGTATCATCAGATACCGGAATCTTGTTAGCACCTAATTCATCTGGTGTATCCGAAAGTGCAGTAAATCTAATAGTTCCACCTTGTCCAAATACTGCGTAAAGTTCACTAAAGTTTGTGTTTACTTTACCAAAGGCGTCTCTAATACTATCACCGGTAGCATCATTACCCTCTACACCGATATTAACTGTTTGTTTTGCCATACTTTAAAATCCTATTGACTCACCACAACCGCAACTTGATGTTGAAGCAGGGTTTTCTATTGTGAAGTAAGAACCAAATACTTCTTTTTTATAATCTATTGTACTACCTAACAAATACATTACACTTGTGTCATCGATAGCAAACTCTCCGTTTGGCAGTTTAATAACTTCATCACCTGTATGTGATTCTGTATCTAATGCCCAGTCGTACGTAAAACCAGCACAACCACCGCCTTTCATTGACAAACGTACCACCTGTTGATCGTTTTCATTTAACATATCTGTCATACGTTCTATTGCGTTGTTTGTTAATTGTACTACTGCTGTCATTTTGTTTCCTTGCTACTGTTATTTAGTTTATATTTTGTAATCCGAATGTAAACAGGTAAATACTTGTATGTTTAATAGAACAGAACAAGAAGTTAAGTGGTACAGTAGGAAGTCTAAAAAAGGCAAATCTCATTCATACAAGCGTGTTAAGACTGTAATAATATTTGAATGTGATAGTTGTTACGAAGAATTTAAACGTGACAAAGGTCAAGTAGATCCTAAAAGATTAGATAATGCTTATAACCACGTGTGTCCAGAATGCGATCCTAAACGTTTTGCACAAAAGAAAGGTGCAGAGCAAAGACGCAAACTGAACACTACTGTGGATAGTTTACTTACAATCGATCGATTGTAATTATTCAGACTTCCAAATAGTCCAAGCACCATACCCAATAGCCGCGTATGCCGCTAATTTAGCAAATGGTCCAGCAATTAGGACAATAACTCCTACTGCAACAAGCATTGCGCCGTCCCAAGAAGTTCTTTCGTCAAGTCTGTTTTGAATCCAATTTTTCATCTGTTTACCCTTTGTTTTTGTCGTTTAAATGTTTACGTAATTGTGTTACGAGTTTGTCTTTTGTAAGACGTTTGTCTAACTCAACACCGTGTGTTCGACCCATTTCTTCTAATTTTCCTTTTGTCATCTTAGTCATTTCTGCTTTAGATGGCACTAAAATTAGAGGTGTTTGTTTTGTACTTGTACTTTTTACTTTCTTATTAGCAATGAGATCTGAAAGTTTCAAAGTTTTAGTTTCTCCAACACCAAAGAGAGATTTAATAAATGATATCATTTTTGTTCTCCGTTTGTAAGTGTAATTACCCCGCAAGCCAATCTTTCACCTGCGTTTCCGGTTTTTAACGATTCAGCGTCTCCGCCTTTACCCAAATCATCTGTGTTTTCGTGAACTACTATTGCTCTACCAATAATACTTCTTTCGCCTATTAAGTCAATACGTTCTGCCTTAATTGAAAAATCTGATACCCCGTCAGATCCGGCTGTGATATTTCCTAAATCACCAACATGGCCATTTTTGAGATCTCCATGCTTTACCCCGTCTGGATTGTAATGCCCGCCTGCACTCTCACATCCGTTGGATAAATCCCCAAATTCGTGTACATGAAATCCATGTTCACCTTCAGTTAACCCAGTTATCTTACCCTTTATAAGAGTAGCAGTGCCTGGTCCTTGCATAAAGAAGATAGTACCTTTAACAGTGTCCGAATGGACTAAGTCACATACGGCTACAACATTTGAGTCTTCTGCTTCAGTAATCTTGTTTAGGCTCTCGCACTGACAAGTTCTTGCTTTGGTTCGTTCACAGGATTTGATTTGTTTAAATCGCATACTGTATTTACCTTATGTTCTAACAGTCTGTGTGAAGCAAGGTTCTTACATTTAGACTCTACCATAATGTCTGCAGAGTCGTTAAACTGTAGAGCCCAGTCATTAACAGCATGATTCCACATAAAATCACTATGAGCACGTAGTTTTTGCTTTTTGAATCCTTGTTCAAGTAATTCGTCCATGTTAGGTAATACGTTAGGATCATGTCCTACAAGTAAGTCCTCACGTGATACACTGTAATGAATAGTAGGACGTACACCACGCCAACTGTCAACTACGCGATGATATCTATCGTCGGAGGGTTGTATGTATTCTCCTGTACGCACCCAGTGATGGTGTATGTCAAGTACGAGTGCGACATGTTTCTCAAGTTCGAGTGACGCATCGATGCCCCACGACATTTCGTCGTTCTCGATCGTAATAACGTTTCTCGCCTCTTGAGATAATCTTGGGAGAGCATTAATGATACCGGCTGGACCTTGCCTGCCTGATATATGGACGTTGCACTTGAAGTCTTGGAATGTGCGGCCATAGCCCATCCAGCGGATGACATCAACATGATATTCAAACTCCTCTATACTTCTATTTACGATATCTGGATTATCACTTGCCAAGACAGTAAACTGACCAGGGTGCATACTAATACGAACATCCAAGTCTCTCGCACGTTTGCCCACGTTCGCAAAGTTTTTTGCACAATAGTCACGTACATCAGGCTTGCGCCAGAAATAAGACCAATCAGACTGAGTGTAAACAGGGAGAACATCACTACCAAGACGTACCATTCGTAATTCATTAGGTAAACCTCCTACGTAAGAAATTAAATTCATATACGACTGTATGTTGTGAACCATAATGTCCCACAGTCGTTGCTCAGCAACTTCCCTTGTTTGTCTGTTCAACCATTGTACAGTTGTTGAACGAGTGTTTAAAGGTCGTTGTATTTCTTCTAACAACTTTTTCTTTTGTGCTTGATCGGGGTGCATGTATTTACATGCGAAGCCTATACGTTTAATCATAATTTTTTAATATATCCCATGTATTATTCCAACTGTTAACAGTATAACATCTTCCTATGCAGTTGTCAAGTATTGCTTTTGACAACGGATAGTCGTTACCGCCTTCGTACATAGCATCTCCAAAAAACACAATTTCTTCTTTATCAAAATCTCTTAGTATTTGGCTTTTATCACTGCCACGAGGACTAATGTCTATACCAGTGTCACCTCCTACTGTTGCAACCAAATTAGGAAACATACTATTAAACTCTGATGCAATTCGATTACGTTCGTTTTGTTCAGTGTCCCACTTAACGTATAATTTACGTTCACCTAATGTAGCATTACGACCTACAATACTAAAGTTAATCATACCTTTACGTTCTTCAATGTGTAGTCCTGTACGCAATACAAATTTACTTTTGGATAAACACTGTAATAAAAATGATCTTTCAATTAATGGTAAATGCCAATCATTGTTATAAACATTTTTACCTTGTTTCCATACACTGCTACCACTACAATTATAAACTGTGTCAACAGACTCGCATATACGTTTGCCTAATTGTTCTATAGTCTTTTCATAGTCGCTACCTGTAACAAGATAGACTTTGTATCTATTAGTAAAGTTATAAAACCATTCTTCAAATTCTTTATTAATAGGAGAGCGGCTGGGGGTAAGTGTTCCATCTACATCAAAAATAAATTTCATTATTTCCAGTTGTCCTTGCACCATTGGTCGACACTATTGTGAGGGTGCGGTTCACCATGAAACACTGCTACACTTGTTTCAGGTTTTATAATAGGTTCGCCAGGTACATCAAAGTTTCGAACACCGTTGATTCTACTCATTGGTGGCTTGTTACGCATTTCCCATTTATAACTTTGTATCCATTCATCTGGCCAAAAACAAAAACTATCACGCACTTGATTGAAAATCCAATCTTGGTCTCCGTGTAATCTTTTAGTAACTACAAAGTTATCTTTTTCAAACTGCGTCCATACATGTTCTTGTGTTCCTGATCGTAATCTAAACACACTGCTATTCATCTTCTTCCAGTCTGGTCTAAGATGTCTATTGAAGTCTCTTATAATACAAAAATGATCTGGATTGTATGTAAAGAGATTGTCAATGTTATTAAAAATAATAACATCAAGATCAAAGTAAAGTAAATTACCCTTAACTGGAAGTTGTGGGCAAAAGAAGTAAGGTTTGTACCACCAACCTGTTATTGGTAAGTTAGGTAGTGGTAATATTCTTATACCTGCTTGAATACCATTACTGTTATCTGTAAAGCAAACAAACTCGTAAGGTACTGTGGTGTTACGTGCTACCATGTTGGCTAACACGTTAACATAATCTGCACTATACTTGTCGCCCCACTTAAGGCATACAACATAGTTCTTCATTAGTTAAGCCTCGTAGATTGCTGAGTTAGCACCGTGTTCTGCACATTCAACTTTTACACAATAGCATCTGTTGTCTGTTGCTTCTCTAATAAGTTTATCTGCAAAGTTAAAGGCGTGTTCGGCAAACTTCTCTGCACCAACAC